GTCTCTTTGTGCTGTTTGTTGAATAGCTTGGTTTCTATCAAATTCTGATAATGTTGCATCAATCACCTGTTGTTGGTAAGGTGACATATAAGGTTGATAAGCTTGTGGTCCTGTAAGTGAACCTAATCCACCGGCCGCGGTTCGCGCGTCTTGTTGTAGCTGTGATTCTGCTGCAATCGTTGGTGCGTATTTTGATGGATCAATACCAGCAAAGCCTGTAGGTACTGCACCTGCTCCTAGTTTATCAATTGATTTTAAAAAGGCGGTAAGTGAGCCTTCTATTACGGGTGCCGGTCTTGTGATTGTAGTTGTCTCAGCCATTATACTTTTGCCTCTAGGTTATTCATTAAATTATACATTCTTCTTGCGCCTTCATTTACACTTCCACCACCAGCAGCTCTCACCGCATCGGCAGTCATTACAAATTCATTTTTAGAAAGTCTAGCTGGTACATCATCAGCTCTTTCTTTTTTACCAATAGGTATAAACCCACCAGTTCTCATATCCATTTCTCTACCACCTAAATTCATTAGGCCGCCGTCTGCCATTTTTATATCAGGAAATTTTGTTTTTATATATTTTTTTCTATCAACATTAAATATAAGATCTTCAAAATATTCAGCTTGTGGAAGTTTGTCTGCTTTTGGATCTCCTTTTTCCCATAAACTATACCATTCTCTAAAACTTGGAGATCTTGTAATATCACTTACATCTAAACTTTCTAAACCTATTTTGTCTGCTCTTGTATTTGAATCTTCCATTCTTTTATTTATTTGTTTTTCTTTTTCTAAAAAGTAAGGAAGAGCATCTCCTAGTTTTTCATCTTCCAAATTTTTAGAAAATTTATTTGTTTCTGTTTCTTCTTTATTTACTAATGCGTCATATCTTTTTTGTATTTCGTTTAATTCTTCTTCTGAAGGATATTTGCCAGAAGCTATTAATTTTTCTGCATCAGTCATTAAAATATCACCTTTATTTAATAAACTATCTGCTGATTCTACTAATTCAGACGCATATCTATTTGCACCAAAACTACCTGTTGAAGATCCATCAGATCCATTTTTTAAACCTATTCGTCCACCATCTTTTTTACCTTCACCAAATAATTCACCCATTAAACCTTCATATTCGTTTTCAGATATTTCACCACTTGCTCTTAATTGTGGTAAGTATAATTTATAAAATTCCATTTTTCTATCTTCAGGCATTACCTCGTCTATATCATTCATCATAGCATTCATAATAGCCATTTGTTCTGATTGACCTGGTTGTACTGTTACTTTTAATTTATCTACTAAAAATTCTTTTGGCTTTTCTTCAACACCTTCTACTGCTGCAGGTATACCACCAAATTCAAATCCTACTCTACCACCGTTCGCGTACCCCGCTGCTTCGATCGCTGCTAAAATTTCATCTTCAGGAAAACCATAAGCTTCCATAGATTGTCTAATAGCTAAAGCTCTATTACCCATATCAGAACTATCTCCTATACTTGCCTCATAGTCAGCCAGTTCTCTTTCATAATCTTTTTGAGCTCGTCTTGCTCCTGCGATACCTAAATCTGTCATACCTTGACCTGCTGGTACTAATGCTGCTTTTAATCCCTCTTTACTAAATAGATCGTTTCTTAAAGTTTCACCAACACCTGTTAAATAATTTGAACTTGTTTCTAATGCACCTAGACCACTTTTAGTTAATCCTGGTTGCATACCAGCTGCTTTGTCTCTAAAGAAATTTGCTGCTCCTCCTTCTCCTCCTGGTGTCATATATCCTTTTGATTCAGGACCCATAAATCTACCCTCTGTTCCTGGCGCTGATAACGCACCAGTACCTGCCGCCATTAATGCAGACAGTCCTGAAAATTCTCCTTCACTTCCTTCTTGTGCAAGTTGTGCACCAATATTTAAACCACCTGACATTAAAGCTCTTGATAACATAGTATTACCACCAAGTCCCATAAGTCCTGGGGCCATAAATGGAGCCGCCGCTGCTAGAAAAGGTAAAGCAGGTTTAACTTCATTAGGTATTATTTTATCTAATGCTCTTGAAATTGGTCTAGTTATTTTTTTTAAAAATCCCATAAATTTATCTTTGTATTATACACTGAAAAGCAAGTTCGCAAAACTTGTAAATAGGCGAGTAGAGCACAATTTACAAGACTTTTTGCCTGTAGTCAATCTAGAATATGTTAGCGCCAGCGCCTAGATTAATCTCTTCTACAGTCACTTTTACGTCTCTTTTAATATGTTCTGCTTTAGTATCTGTGTTTGTGTTTTGTACATCAGCTAACGCTTCAGCGTCCGACATATACTCTTTACCTGTTACAGTATTTGTTAAGGTTACTTCACACTTAGGTGTAATAACTGGTACTCTTTCACCGTTGATTATTTCATATCTAACGGATGCTTCTGTTTCTATAAATGGCATTATCTGTCCTCTCTGTTAATTTCTAATATTGATATGATTGCACTTATACCAGTTGCATCAGAAGATTCAATCTTCAATATATCATTTTCTTCAAGTACAACAGGCCCTTTTGCTACATTACAAATGGTTGGTCCAGTTATATTTGCATATGCTATTTGATAATCAATAGTAGCAGAGCTATCTGTAACAGATACTTTTGCTACCTTAGACCCAGATTCGTTGGTTATTTGTATGTTTTGAATAATTGTTCTAGAGTTTGATGGCACAGTATATACCGTTTCAGCTGCTGTAGTTGCTGGATCATAGAATGCGTTTTTATAAATATTTGCCATTAATTATCTATGAGTATTAACTCAAATCCTCCTGATGCTGAAGATGTAGAACTTGAAATTGCTTGTAATTCTATATCTGTTTTTTCTGTAATTTTAGTTATAGCCTTTTTAGGAAAGTATGTAAAACCACCTCTAATATTTAAATACTCTTTTGTTTGAAAAGCAGAATTAGCAACAGTGTTATCTCTAGTTTTTAACTTACAAGTTTGTTCCTGATCTTTACCTGATCCAAAATTGATCGCTACAACATACCCTGTTTTACCAGCAGGTATAGTGTATACTGCCATTAGTGTTTGACCGTTTCCTGCTGTTATGGTTGCAGCAACATCAGATCCACCTGTATAAGTTGCAGATATGCCTCCTTCATTATTTCCAGATGTTCCTGCTGTTTCAACAGACATTCTAAATACTCTTAAAAAAGTTTGTGTAGTTGTAACTGTAGTTGTTCCATCCATATCAACTGTCTCTTCAGCCAAATTATAAGAATTATCTAGACCTTGTATTCTCAAAGTTCTAGCACCAGTTCCTGCTACATCATCATTAGTATCATCACTAACAATATCAACAGTAACTGCAGTAGACTGATAAGGGTATTGTCCACCTGTTTCCCAAATTACTTCAAAAGAACCTGATCCAATAGAATCATTATATCCAAATTTATTTACTTTTGTGTAACCAGTAAAATCTCCTTTTGCAACTGCAAGATAAAAATCTATCTCTGCAGATGAAGGTGTTGTTGATCCTGTTGTGTTTACATTATTGCAAGACATTAATTTCTACCTGTGAACCAAGTAAATCTTTCACTTTGTTCTTTTAATTGTGTTAAATATGTAGAGTTTAACTGTTCAATAATTGTAGTTAACGCTCTGTTAATTTGTCTTTGATTATCTTCACTATATTCTCTTTTAGGTTCTGGTAATCTTACTACTACTTTAGTCATTATCTTCTACCGTCCGGTTGTAGATCTACTTGAAATGTACCAAATCTCCAAGTCTCACCTAAATTTATATTTTCAATCTTAATACTTGCATATCTTCCTCTAGCTCTTGTATCTACTTTATCAGTTGTAGCATCAATTGTAAATGGACTCAATCTTGTAGCAGCTACACTATCGGAAGGATAATCAGACACTCCTATAGTTACTTGATTGTTACCTGTTAGCACTTTAAAGTTAGGTAGAAATCTTCTCATTGCTAAAAAAATTTCACTTTGATTTGCCTGTAAAGAGAAATCAAATGATTGTATAAAAGAAGTTAAAGTTGTAACAGATCCGTCTGGATTAACTTGATCGGTCCCCGTTTCTTGTTCGAAGAATACTGAAGCACCTAGTCCTGATTGACCAATCACTACAGGAAAAGTTCCATCATTACTACTATTATAAGCAGTTGCATAAGGTTTAGGATATACTAAAGAATCAATCCAAGAAGTTCGAATAGAGTTAACATTTACTCCTGTGTACCAATTACCCATTGGTAATTGTCCATTACTTTGTCCATAGTTAAAAACTACATATCTATTATTAAATTCTGATCCGGCTGTTGGATACCACCAAACAACTTCTGTAAATAAATTATTAATCCCTGCGTTTACTTGTTGACCTTTTGTAGTATCAATATCATCATAAACATAATCTTCAACTGAACAAGGTAAAGTATTAACAGTACCATCAAAAGAGAAAAAACCATTATTACCCATCCAATAAGCAACTCCATCAATTTCAATAGCTGCGTTCTTACCTATCAATCCGCAGTTTGTACCCACTTGCTCAAACCCAAAGGTAAATGGAGCTCCAACAAATTTCATAGTATATAATGCGTTATCAGTCCAAACTAGAATATTTTCTTTTGCAACCAAAGCACCCATAATTTTTGTACCATCTTGAATTCTTTGAGTTCCTGCAGTGTTAGTAGCCTCTG